AGATTTTCATTGCTTTCCATTGATTTAATTCAATTCTTGCTTCTGGGTGATTGGTTTTTTTATTCATCTTATTTTAGATTTACGTTCAGATTCAAATTTACTTTCAATACGCCCCCACAAGCCAATTACATAATTTTTCAAATCTTCTTCCAAATGATTTCGTTCTACAAGTTGTATAGATTCATTCATAGAAGGAGATAAAGTACGTATTGCAGTTTCTTCAATTGCATATGTGGTATTTTTGGTATAATCTTTAATGAATTGTAAATTCTGTCGAATATCGTCAATTCCATAATCGAATAGAATAGTCAACGGAGCTATTCGAAACGGTTTCCAAATAGAACTTTTAAATACTTCGACTTGTACTTTGACTCCGATAACCCGTTCAACTTCTTTGCCAGCAAATGTCTTTTTTGCTTTAATCTTTTTAGGGTTAAGCATTCTTAGACGCAGACTGGAATAGAATCCGATAGCTTCACCACCTGGACTTTTGAACTTTGGAGCAAAATCCCCGGCACCAATATTCTGCCGAATTTGATTGCTACATACCATCAGATAATTGTTTTTAGAAAGTATACGGCAGGTCTTACGCAGCTCTTCGCTGAACTCTTTCGCCCGCCGCATACCCATTTTATCGCCTTCGTCCTTATCCATTTCCTGATCGGTAGATAGCGCTGCAAGTGAATCAGCGAATATACCGTGTATAATTTGAGAATTATTAGAAGTTCTAATTTTCCTATTTGTTTCCTTTATTTTTTTTATTTCCTTATCCAAATCCTGCCAATTTCTAACAGCTTGAAATACTTCCGGTACTGTATCTGGATTGCTATAATTCATCTTTTCAGTATCCAATCCGAATATCCGGGCGAATTGTTTGTTCAATCGTGCTTCCGGATCATGAAACATTACCTGTCCTCCTTGCCGTTGAATGGTCCCGGCCAGTTCACTTAATAGAACAGTTTTTCCAGATCCGCTCGGCCCGAATATCTCAACCAGTATACCTGCAGGTATTCCACCGCCACGTACTCGACCTCCAGATATAGCAAGATTTAACAGCGTAGATCCTGTACTGATCATAGTTGTAGTATCCCCATCGTATTCCGCTTTCTTTACGGCTGGTCGGGATGTTTTCCGCTTTATTTGATCGCTAAGCGATAATGGACTTTTCGTTCGTTTCATTTCAAAGCTAATAAGATTGCTTTAATATCGTTTTCGCTGATTCCTTTTTGTTTTAATTCAATCTTTAATTTCTTTTTGAAATAGATATATTCCGCATCTTTTGAATCTGGTAATTCAATCCTATTTATAAGTTCTCTAATAAGCTCTTTCGTTGAAAAAATCTTAGTTTTGTACCATTCTTCCATTTCACCCCTCACTATTGTTGATTTTGTTATCCCCAAAGATAAAGCGTAAAGGGATAAATAAGAATTGATTTGTAAGGATAAATAAACACCAACGAATTTTCCTGGGGCAGGCGTACCTTTATTTCTTACTTTGAGTATTTTCATTATTCTTGTTTTTCCAACCTTTCCAATTCTTCATCACAATCATCGTACATATCGCAATCCTCACAATCATCAGGATATTCTGCACAATCCGTACCGAACTTATGCCCATGTGGACATTTATTCTTGGGAGTTTCCTTGCGTTCCCGGCGAGTGCGTTTTGGTTTTTCTTTCTTTTCTTCTTTATCAGAATCTTCTTCGGATTCTGTTATTTTTCTCTTATGTTGAATAGGTTCTGTTTCTTCCTTCCCATCCAAATCAATTACTTCATCATCTTCCGCTTCTTCATCTAAGTCAAATTCCTGGAATTTGGCATCAAGTTCTTTATAAGAAAGAACGTTTAGCATTTTATCCAAGTTAGGAACATCTTTCAGAATATCTTCATTATATTGTTGTTCCCGATCTTCGAATAATATATCACGTGTTCTTGCAAATGTATTTTTACCGAATTTCTCCCATCTGAATTTAACTTTTAATGTTAGACCTTCTTCCAACTCTGGAAATATACCATTATCTGGATCCTCTTCAAGTTGGTCGTTTAATTCTTCCTGGAACAGGAATTTCGATACATCCCATATATGAATGATATCATCATGGTCTTTTGAGTCGATCGGGAGGACAGCGTACAAATTTCGATCCTTTGCTGCGGTATCCTTGAGATCATCCCAATCCACTCCTTTTCGCCTTTGTTCTATTGTCCATTCACAGATAGGACACTTCTTTTTTACAGAAGTAAGACAAACAACTGTGTCATTATTAGCCCCAATATTGCGGTGAACTTTAAATGGTCGTTTATACCAAAGCGAATCTACAACGGCTACGTTCTCATCAACATCGCGGTCAGGGTGATGTGCATCAGTAACTATGTACGGGATAAAATCCAAAAGAATTTCACGGGTTTTTTCCTTTAAGGCAAGTATCTTCACCCCTTTCGGTAAATTCAGGTATCCGTAAGAAGATGCCTCTCTCTTTTGACGTTTAGAATCACTGACTGTTTGATTTCTAAAATTACTCTTTCTTTTTTTGCTCATTTTCTTTAATTTTAGTTTTTGATTTTATAGATTTTTCGTTTAGAAATTGTTCGATGACTTTTAACCAAGCATGCATTTGGATTTTGCTTAGAATATACACGGTAACTCCCAGCGCAATACCAGCCACTATATATTTAATGATTTCTATCATTTTAAAAATACTGAATATAAATTTCTATTGGATATTTCTGTTCAGCATCATCATGATTATAAACTGAATGATTATAAACTGAATGCACATATTTATCATCTTTTATTTTTTCATAAAGTAATTGAAGTACTTTTTGATCTGATTTATTTTCAGCTTCAAATGAACAATAATTCCATCCTGCATCTAATTTCATTATTTGTTCCTCCTCATCCTTTTGCCTACTTTCTCATTAGCCCGCTTCTGTCGTTCCTGTACTTCCCATGAAAGATCACGTGGTACTTTTGGGCCGGCAAAATATTGTTGGCCATGAAGTTTTACCAAGTTTTCCAATGCTGTTTTTCGTTGATCAATAGCAGCAACAGCGCCTCGTGCTACTTCTGCTTCAAATCGAGCTTGAATATATGCATCATTTGCCATTATATACTTTTGTTGAGCGATAACTGCGTTTAAAACAACCGATTCAGTTATTTTAACAATATCAAATCTTTCAGGTTCAATTCGAATTTCCTTATCTAATCCGGCTCTTACCAAATCCAATCTTTCCTTTTCCTGATCTGCTTCCATTCTTGTTTCTGCCGCATGTCGGGTGTATTTCATCATCAAACTCGGTTGTGATAGCCACTCTATATCCAAAGCGGTTTCGTCAATTTGTATGTCCTTTTCGTAGTTCATGATTTTGTTTTATAATTTCCATTATTTGATTTTTCAATATATGGGCAACTTCGTATTGCTCGTTGTCGATAGCTTGTTGATATTGAGTTAATAAATCCGGTTTTTGCTTGTGTTTTACAGCAAATTCGCGGACACGTTTGATTAATAATAGTGTTGCTTCAGTCGGATTTTTATTTTCCGATGGTGGATCAGAAGCAAAACTAAGAGCAAATTCAAGTAATATGGTTTCTAAATCCATGATTATTTGATTTTAAAATAAATAGTATCTTTTCGGACTGTCTTATCATAATTCTGTATGCCATTCAGGCAATCAATTTGACCTTGCTTGTAGCCCTTATTAAGGTTTTTAATCTCGTTTTTCTCTGAAATACCTTTAAATATTATTACAGACAAAAAAAGGAGTATTACTATTATACAAAATCCAAAATAAATAATGTCGATTCTCCTCCAAGTTTTTTCTTCCATGATTTTTAATTTTTTATAACTGAATAACAAGCATATACTAATCCTGGAAATCCCGAGTTCCAGAAATTATCAACAAATTCTTCCAATACCAAACCAGCCCGAACATTATCCGATTTCAATAACACTGCCTGAGCATATCCCAATACATGCCGACGAATACCTTCCGGGTCTTGTTCCTTTAATCCATTTAAAATATTCATTGTAGCTTTCCAACCCCCTCCAGATATTAATATTCTACACAATCCAATACTTTGACTTTGCTCTTCGGCAGCTTGTTTTGCAACTTCCAATCGTTTTTCAGGTTCAACTCTCAATACCTGATCCAATATTTGCAGGGCATTACGAGGCAATCCAAAACTATCCTGAAAGATTTGTTCATATACAACTTTTGGCATTGTTTCTTCTTCTGCTTTCACAATAGATCGTAACAAACCAAACATTTGTCGTTCGTTTAGCGGTTTCAACTGGAATTGGCTGCATCGTCCCAGAATGGTTTTAAGCAATCGGTGAGGATCGGTAGTACAAAGTATGAAGTAAACATGATGTGGTGTGTCCTCTAATATTTTTAATAAGGCATTTTGAGCGTCATTAGTTAGTTTATGACATTCGTCGATTAACCATGCGCGACAAACGCCTTCAAGCGGTTTAAACTGAGATTGCTTGCGGATTTCACGTATCGTATCTATGCCGCGGAAATCCGCTGAATCCACCTCGCGGAAGTCCTGTCCTTTGCATCCAAGCCGATTGGCTATAATACGACCGATCGTAGTTTTTCCGCAACCGGTTGGACTATGGAAAAGAAATACATGTGGACAGGTTTCCTTATCTGACAGCATCCCTTCCAAGGCATCAATTACTTCTGAGTTGCCCCGGATTTCA